TGCTGACTTAGAAAATTATTTTTCATGCCAACTATCAAGATAAATTTTCTTGATTTGAATGTATATTATAACACACTAAATCTACGTTATCAAATTATTTTTACGTTGACATTTCAAAAAATACGTAACGTACGAGGCGCACGCATCTATAACCGTTTTTTGACAGCGCTCTATAAGTGTGAGATTGTTTTCGAACGACGGTTGGAAATGCTGGGCGGCGTCGCTTATAACCTCACGTATTTTGGTGTAGCGCTTTTTGGTGTAGCGCTACGTTCGTATCGTCAAAAAATTTCCTGCATGCGGCCGAAAAAAGTTGGCATGATTTGTGTCTGTCAAAAACCATGCCAAGAAAAGTTGGCATGAAAAATTCCCAGAGAGTTGGCATGATTTATGTCTGTCAAAAAGTGTGCCAGAAATAGTTGGCATGGTTTATGACATACGACCGGGTAAAATTATTTTTCAAATTAGATGTAAAATACCTTGCATAAAGTGTAAATGTGGCTCATAATATAGTCAGTGGTTAGGGAATATCCCTGTAAAAATTCCACTTTTTCAAAAGGTGAAAATTATGAAAAAATTTACAAAGGTACAAATTGACTCTGCTATTAAGAATGCAGTAAAGGCAATCCTAGTAGATGGTAAGGAGGAAAATACTATCACTGAGAGCTTATATAAAGATGGTTACATGCAATGGGAGGATTTAAAGACATTCCCTGCCATGATGAAAAAAATAGGCTTGAAGGAAGGTTATATATTGTCTGATGCTGACATAGTTAAAAAGGTTAAAGACTTCTTACAAAGCCACCCAGTGGCTCATAGTCTGGAAGTAGTGGCAATTGCTGAGAAGTTAAAACTGCCTCAATTAGATGAGACTGAAAAACAGGCTTATATAATTGCCAATTGTGGTGCAACATCTAAGCAGTTAAAAGTATCTAGCAAGTTTACAAAGCTATATGAGACTAGCAAAATTCATGGAAGAATTGCTGAGTACATAATTGATAATCCTGATTACACTCCTAGCAGTTTAATAAAAGCTTGTAAGGGTATGGGAGAAAGTGAAGCTACTAAAACTGATGACTATGTAAATGAGTTTTTAGCCTATAGGGAATTTTTTGAAAGCTTGAATACAGAAGCATAATGTAACTGGTAGGCTAATTTTGCCTTGTGTATAGCTTGTGTGTTGCCTTTATTAATACATGTAATTATTTCTACTATCTGGAGGTGATAGTTTTAGCTATAGTGATTACAATAATTTTTATTTTATTATTCTCTGAATAAGAGACTTACATATAGAGACTAGCTTTTGTTAGTCTCTATTTTTTTGTGCTTGATATATACTGCTATTATAGGCTTAATCTATACAGATTGATTAAAGCTACTATTATAGGCTTAATCAACATAGAAATATGCTACTATTATAGGCTTAATCTATGTGTGTTGATTCATACTATTATACTAGTGTATTTCTACATAGATATATGCTTGTATAGTAGAGTATTTCTACTGATTGATTCATGCTTGTATTGTAGTATATTTCTGTGTAGAAATATGCTTGTATAGTAGTATATATCCACCACCCAAAAATGACCCCACCCATACTCACCCCTAGCAAAATTTTTTATATCAATACGCCATATACCGTTTTGATTTCAAGAATACCGTATATAAACAAGCCCCTCCAACCAATCGTACCCAAAGCGTTCAAACAGATTCCAAAATATTTGAAAACGGATTAAAAATGTGTTATAATTGCATTCCAATAAACAAAAAGGTGAACCAATGAACTTAGTAAGCTGTGACAACTGTGGAGTAGTACTCGACAAAGACAAACTAAACTTCCCAACCAATATATACCGCATAGATGGTTCAGTCAATGATAAACTAGCAGAATGGGATAGTGACGGATTTAGAGCAAAAGTCCCATGCCCTGTCTGTGAAAATGACATACTAGGAGACAAAGTGATATGAGTGATGACCAAATAGGAATGTTAATAATTGGTATTATCGTTATGATAATAGCATGGACAATAAGGTTTCTAAAATAACATGTACTCACAAATAGTAGACGGGAAAGTATTAGATTACCACTATAAAAAGATGATTCATAATCATGGATACTTCTTTTACATTGGTGACATATACATCGGACAAATGTTTTCCATAAACAATTATTGGGCAATAGTTCCGAGAACCCAATGTAAGATATGCCCAATTCCGTTTGAATAGTATGCTATAATACAACTCTGAGTGGCATTAGGTGAGATAAGTTCCTTCACCTTTCTTATCTGATTCCTACGCTTAGTGTCACTCTCCAAATTAAGCAAGGGTGTAATTCTACTGGATTACTATTGTAACATGGCGTGTCTTCTATACTAGTTGTTGATGAAAGCCTCTCAATCGTATTCAGACTTTAAGTACCCAGTATCAGTTGAGCTAACTGTGAGTCTGAAATGACTCCCCTTGCACCAAACACAGGAAAATAAATATGGGATACGTAACAAAAAGTTTTACAGATACTATAATATATGCCGCCATTATCATTCCGTGGCTAAAAGGAATCTCACTAGCTGTAGGTTTCTGGCAGACAGCATTTGCAATCATACCATTTTACGCTTGGTACTTAGTAATCGAAAAATACTGGATATAATAATATGTTAGAATCAGAAGCAAAAACTAAATGGTGTCCGTTATCAAGAGTGCCTTTCACAAGAGACTCAGATGACAGTCTAACTTCATGCAATAGACCTAGTTCTGATATGTCCGTTGATACTGTGAATATAATAGAGAAATCTACTAAATGTATCGGCTCAGATTGTATGGCATGGGGCAGTAATGGTATAGGCGAATGTGGGTTGATGAACAATGAATGTTGAAGAAATAAAGAAAAGAAAGTTCATGCTAGAAAATGAACTAACAACAATACTAACAAACAAGATTCAAGAGTTTGAAAGAGACGTCATCAAAATAAACAGTATTGATATTGATCGTATCTCAACTCAACAATTTGGTGCTTTAGATGTAGCTGAACTTATTGGCGTTAAAATAGAGATAGTATTATGATTGATATTAACTGGCTCGTAGTAGGTAAAACAGCAATGATGACTGTCGGTATTGGAGTAACGATACTGCTTATCTTTGAACTTACTAGAATTTTCATTGGTAAAGTATCAGATAGGTTCAAAAAATGATTGAACTAACAGATATAACGAAAGGTTTAAAGACCTGTAAGAATCTTGTTAAGAGCGAGGTTAATGGTATGAATAAACAAGAGCTGATAGAGCAGGTAGGCAAACCCTTTCATTCATGGACAAGGGTTGAAGCTGAGTATTTAATTAAACTCTGCGCCAAGCACTACCATGAGCAGGTAATTGAGGCTGTTGAGAAACTAGACGAACTTGATGAATTTGGCATGGATGAAATAATCCAAGCCATTAATGATGTTTATTACGCAGGTTTAGTTGATGATGAGTGTGAGCATGGAAAAGGTATGTCTGATTATTGCGAGCCATGCGGAAGAATACATGGCAGTAACTAATTTATTAGATGAATTTGAAAATGAATGAAGTAAAGCGATGTGCTGAGATACTTGTCAAGTGTGGGTACATTAGAGGGTTTTGGTGTGACGGTAAGTTCTGCTTTTATGATAAGCGGTTTAAGAAGGAATCAGATATTGACCCATTTGCTGACACACTCGAAGGTCGCAGACAATTAGACGTAATATTTAATCACTTCCATAAAGGCGATGTTAGGCAATCAATGATTGATACAGTTAAGAGGTTAGCAGGTAAACAAGAGGAGATGACATGAATAAACAAGAGCTAATAGAGCAGATTCAAAAAAATCATTGTTACAAATTTGACGTTCTTAATGGATACCGCAAACCAGCGTTAAGCATTAATCACATTAATGAAATAATCTCCCTCTGCGCCAAGCACTACCGTGAGGAGTGTAAAGAGGTTGTCGGATATATGGGTATCATAAACATGAATGATTCACCGGCTGAAATAACTCAGAAAATGAGAAAGGCAATTGATGAGGTGTTTGATGAACATTAAAGAGATAAGAACAAAAAGAAACCAGCTAGAATTGCGGATATTAGACCTGACAACTGATTTTGAGCGAGAATGTGATGCTAGTGTAGCTCAAATAGGTTTAATAACAATTCAGACAACAAACTTAGAAAGTAAACCACAAACAAAAATAATTGGCGTTGACGTAGAGATTAAACTATAATGATTGATTATCACAATTGGAACTTTGAAACAGATGACGAAGGGGTTAACGTTTGTAAAAATAATCATGAGAAAGGTCAACCTTGCGAATATGAACAGTTAAATCCAGATGAAACACTGAAAATAATTGACGATTTGCGAGCACAGTTATTCAAAGCTAAATATGAGGTGAAATAGTGAATACAAAATCAGATTTATTGCGTGAAATGTCAATGAAAATAAATGAGCTAACAGGAACTAAGCTTAATCACGAAGAAAGCATGGATTTAATCACACCATTTATCCATTACGCCTGTGATGAGGCAATGAATGTGATAAAATGCATAAAACCAGCATATTCTACGGATACAGAGAGTATGATTGACAAAGAAAAGGTAGCGTTAGCAATAACAGCCAGATTAAAATGAGTGAAGAATTCGCAAGATTGCTTATCAAGAATCTAGAGAAACGCCTTAATAGATATAGAGACAAAGAGTTTTATGGCGTATCAACAACAGCAATAACTGAGTCAATAATAATTCAAATAGATTGCATAAAAGAAACTATGACGGAAATGGGGCATGAGGGTTTTGACAAATGAAAGAATTAATAGAGAAGGCATTAGCAAAAGGTTATACACACACAAGTAATGAAAACAAAACTTTAGACCCTCAACTGATATATGCCATGTCCGAAGAGCTGATGGTCATGATGGATAAGACACTTCCAAAGACCGTAACTCTTAAATATGAATGTTTTCCAAAAAATAAGTCAACAATTGGCGAATTACTACAGGCGTTACTAAAATGAGTGAATATGTTGTAGCGTTACCATTCCCTCCTTCTGTAAATTCCTACTAAAAGAACAAGGATTACAAATCAAAGCTAACATATCTTTAGCTGTGACTGTAACTTTAACTCCGCCTGATAATAGGATTCATGATATTGATAATGTACTTAAGTGCCTGTTCGATAGTTTGACTCACGCAGAGTTTTGGGAAGATGATTGCTTCGTTAGAAAGCTCAGTATGGATTATGTTGAGAAAGACCACTATGAGAAGCCCGGTTCAGTATTAGTTCATATGGAAGCATTGACAACATAGCACTATTGTAATATCATTGGATTTCATTTTATGAACGCATTTCATTTTATGAACGCACAGGAATACAATGAAACCCAAGATACTAGGTATCGCTGGACCGGCTCAGATCGGAAAAGATACCGCAGCAGATTTAATAATCAAAAAATATGGATTCGTCAAAGCCTCCTTTGCTGACCCAATAAAAGAAATGCTTATGAAAGGTCTAGGTTTGACCTTTGAGCAGATGTACGGTAAGCTAAAAGACGTAGTTGATGAAAGGTATAAGTGTACACCACGTCACCTAATGCAAACTCTAGGTACAGAATGGGGTAGAAAAATAATTGACCAAAACCTATGGGTTAGAGCTTTAGAAGACAAGATCGCTAACTCTAGTGATTTTTATGTAATTCCAGATGTACGTTTTGAATCAGAAGCAGACTTTGTACGTAAGTATGGAGTCCTACTTCATATCACAGGTAAATCTAAGATAAACTCCAAGCATGTATCAGAAAGTGGCATCTATATACATGACTCAGATGCGCAAATTCACAATATAAACTCTTTGTCAGATTACCTTGCAGATGTAGAACGTATTGCAAGATTAATACTTAAATGAAACGTGTCATTGAACTAACTAAGTCACAAACTGACTTTGTAGAAGATACGCATTCTAAAGCTATAGCCTTTGTTACAGGTTTTGGTGGAGGTAAGACGTTCTCTCTAGTAGTCAAGATGGTTAAGATAAAACTTAAGCATCCCACTGTTGACCTGTTGTATCTCCTACCTACTTACTCAATGTTTCGTGACATCTTATTCCCAACTTTGTTTGAGGTTCTTGATGGTACGGGAATTGGATACAGAATAAACAAGACTACAGGTGAAATCTTCTTTGACGCTGGTGGTAGGGTTATTCTGAAGTCTATGGATAATCCCGAGTCAATTGTTGGTATGAATGTCTTTGCAGTTCTCCTAGATGAGCTAGATACACTACCACATGACAAGGCATGGCAGGTCTGGATTAAATCATTAGCTCGTGCCAGAAAGAAGATTAATATATTTGAACAATACACCGATGATGATGGTGAAGCTCAGACAAGGATTAAACTGGATGAGAATGGCGAGGAAATAGAGCTAGAGAACCAGATGATAGTAGGTTCAACTCCGGAAGGATACAGACTGCTATACAAACTGTTTGACCCTAGAAATAAACCACCACCAAATTACAGATTAATCCAAGCGTCAGGATATGAGAATATCCATCTACCTAAAGACTACTACGATAATCTGAAAATGATTTATCCTGCTGAACTTGTTGATGCTTACATTAACGGTAAGTTTGTAAACATGGCAGTCGGAGTGGTTTATAAGGAATACAATAGAGATAAATGTGACTGTGATTCTATATACAGGGATGGAGAAACTCTCTATATTTCAATTGACTTTAACGTCAATAACATGAATGCAATTGTATACGCAGAAAGAGAGCCAGTATTTACAGGTAATCCATTGTTCGCTTATGAAGGCAAACCATCATATCATGCAGTAGCTCACTTACACGGTATTGTAGACACACCAGAGCTTATAGAAGTAATCCGTAACAAATATCCACGGTCTCCTATCAAATGTTACCCTGACGCATCTGGTAAGAATGCTTCATCTAAAGGTATAACTACAAGCGACATTAGCTTACTCAAAGGAGCTGGATTTCACTGTAAATATCCAACGAAAAATCCTAGAATCATGGAAAGGGTTCAAAGTGGTAATTCTGCATTTAAGACTGGATTAGTTAAGGTAAATGTGAGAGAATGTCCAAAATTGGCTGAAGCGCTTGAACAACAAGTTTTCAATCCTAAGACTGAGCTACCAGAGAAAACATCGGGTAGTTCAATTGATGATATAAATGATAGTGCAACGTACTTCATACATTTTGTATATCCTATTAAACGCAGAGTTGTTAAAAGCAAAAGACTTAAAGGGTTCTAGTTATGGCAGATGATACAGTGTTATATGATTCACCAGAAATGAATTCTGCGGTTATGAATTCTGCGGTTATTGATATGCAAGAGGTACTTGCTCAGAATGCTCATATTAGAGGTGGGCGCAAATCATTAATAGCTAGTAAGACGACATACTTCACCAAGCTTGAAGACCAGACAGATGAACAGTTTGCGGCTATGATAAACATGGCTCCGATGTATGTCCTATATCCAAGAGTCGTAGATGGGTTCTCTGGAACTGTATTTGCAAAAAATCCAAATCTTAAAGGTGTCACATTTCCAGATGGTAAAGAAGAACTCCGTGATAACATTGACCTTCTAGGTAATAGTGCTAATAAGTATGCAGAGATCGTAACTGGTCATGTAATGGAGAATGGT